CAAAGGACTGTGGGCTGGACGCCACCGGGATTCCTCAGCGACACGCTGGACTCCGCCATCAGCATGGCGGACCCCACTATGGTTCTCCCCGCCATCAGGGGCGCGGGTGCCCTGACGAACGCCACGAAGGCGGCCATCAAGGGGTCCAGGATCGCCGGCTCAGGGTGGATTGCCCCCGCAGTCCGCAACGCAGTCGGCCCGGCGGCTGAGGACTTCGCTTGGGATCAAGGATTTGAGCAGGCGGCCGGTCACGGGCTCCAGGCGGCGATGGGCGGACAACTTGGTAGATCCAGCAGCCAGTATTGGCGTGGCGGCGGCAAGCCGCGAGTGGATTTCGCCTACAAGACCGACGAGGAGGTGGCGGAGGCCAGGCAGGCAGGCGAGGACGCCCATGCTCGATTGAAGGATGACGACGGAGTATCGAGAGCGGACAGCGAGCCATACAACCGGATGCGAGCCGATGGGACTCTCACGAATCCCCCCAAGTTCTATTGGGGGATGAGCCCTTCGGGACCGGCGTATTGACCCTTACCTACAGGCGCACTCATGTCCGACGAAGCCGCAGTCATTGACGAATCCGTAGACTCCACGCCCGACACCTCGACGGAAACCGCATCCAGTGCCCCCTCGCCGCCGGAAACTGCACCTGCGGCGACTTCTGCACCGGCTCCGCAGCAGTCGGTCTGGGACGCCTTCAAGAATCTCGATGAGTTCCAGGGGCAGGACGACCTGGCGATTGCTCGTCGCCTCTATGCGTCAATGGAGCGCGAGAAAGCCGCAACTCAAGCCCTCCAGCAGTACCAGCAGTACATCCCATACGCCCAGCAGTACCTCCAGAACCGAGAGCCCTTTGAGCGATGGCTCGCTTCCCAGCGAGAGCAGCCCGCCCCCCAGCAGCCTGTCCAGAAAACCACTGCCGCTGAGGCGGTGAAGAAGTGGTGGAGCCCGCCGGAGGTCCGCGAGTCGTACCGGCAGTACCTCGTGAAGGACGAGAACGGCCGTGAGGTCATCTCGGGTGACGCTCCTCTCGACGCCAAGCACGCCCTGTACGAATACCAGAAGTACAAGGCCGACTTCGCCCAGAAGTTCCTCACGAATCCGGAGGAAGCGCTGGGGCCGATGATCCAGGAGATCGCCCAGCGTCAGGCCCAGCAGATCGTGGAGACGCAGTTCCAGGAGGTGCAGCAGCACCAGTACGTTTCCGGCCTGGAAAAAGAGAACGCCGACTGGCTGTACGAATCCGACGGCAGGACGCCGACGCAGGAAGGGCTGGCGGCCCAGACGTACATCGAGGAAGCCGCCAAGTTGGGCATCTCCACCGCAGAGGCGCGGTGGGAATACGCCACGAAAATGATCGAGCGTGACCTGCTCGACAAACTGCGTGGCATGCAGACGCAGAGCGCTCAACGCAGTGCGTTTGAGGCCGCTTTGCCGCAGCAGATGGCTGCTGCTCGGGCCGCTCATGCGCCGCAGCGAGCAGCACCGGATGCCGCAACTCAAGCACAGAAGGACATAGAGTTTCTTAGAAGGGAAGCGTCTCGCAATCCGAGTAGGGCTGCGGGGTCAAGCGACCCGAGAACACCGCAAGCACCTCTGACCTTTGAGCAACGTCTCGCCAAGCAGTTGGCCCGAGACGGAATCATCTGAAAGGGTAAATCGACATGGCGTCGTCAGTTGACTGGGCTCGCAGCATCGGCACTACTCTGACCCTCCATCTCAAGGAGGAAGAGCAGACGACTTTTCGGAAGTTCAAGGTCTTCGCCGCACTGCAAGCCAACGGCAACGTGGCGATGAATCAAGGCGGGCGCGGGTTCGACTGGCAGGTCCGCTATCGCAACATCCCCGTGTCCACCTACACGGGCGAGTCGCCGCGAGTCTTCGCTCGCCACGCGCTCTGGCAGCGAGCGAACCTCCCGTATCGCGGCTATTCCGTGACGGATCAGATCAGCAAGCGGGAGATGCTGGAGAATCGCGGTCAGGCCCAACTGATCGACGTGGCCGGGAAGATGAGCAACCGGCTGCGGGAGTCGATGGAGGAGCACCTCGCAAAGGAGGTTTTCATCGACGGGTATGCCAGCGGCAACGAGAATCGCTGGATGGGCCTGGAGTCCATGTTCGCCGTCAACGGCACGGTGAACATCTCGACGGGTGCCCAGCGGACGGCCAACGCCGCCGACATCTTCGGCTTCCCGAACGACGAGTACGCCGGGCTCAAGACGGGTCTGGGCCAGTACGCCGGCTCGCAGTTGGCGACCGGCTCGTGGCCTCGCGTCCCGGCCGACCCCGAGTATGACTTCTGGTCGCCGCTGGTGTGCAACTACACCAGCACGGCCTTCGGCGGCCAGACGCAGACCTGGAAGGATCAGTGCATCGAGGCGATCCGCGAGTCGGTCAACCACGCGAAGCGGAACGACACTCGCGAGAACCAGATCGACATGATCCTCCTGGATCGGTCGCTCTACATCCAGTTCCTCAACCGGCTGGACCTCCGCGAGCGGGCCATCGTGTCGAAGACGAACGGGCTGCGGTCCTACGGCTTCGGTGATGTGGTGGAGATCGACGGCATCGAGACGGCGAGTGACTACGCCGTTCCTCCTGGCGTCGGCTACGCCCTCTCCATCGGCAACATGGAGATGAAGGTGATGACCGGCAACCTTCTGGAAGCAGAGGGACCGTTCTACAACGAGGAACTTTCCGCGTACAGGTACGCCGTCAGTGTCCTCGCCAACATCAAGATGAAGTCGCCCCGCAACTTTGTGAAGTTCGCGGCCCTCGCCTGACCCTCAACAGCCACCAGAAGGAGAGTTCTCGCAGATGAGTACGCTGACTGCTGATCCCGGATTCGCTCGCGGCCAGACGCTTGGCGTCACCGTGACGATGTACGAGGCCGAGAACGGCGACGGGTCCAACGTCGTGGGCGTCCGCAAGGTGTTCCGCGACGAAGACCCGAAGACCGGCGCTCTCAAGAGCAACCGGACGGTCGAGTGCATCGCCGTGAAGAACACGAGCGGCTCGGCCCTCCTGCCGGGTTCGGTCGCCAAGTTCAAGGACGCTGCCATCCTGTCGGAGGTGGACGGCCTTGCAACGACCTCGACGACCCTCATGGGCGTCGTGGACGAGTACCTCCCGGCGGCCGGCGTGGCGAACAACGAGGTGTTCTGGCTGGTGGTTCGCGGTCCCTCGACGGTGACGAAGACTGCGACGAGCGTTTCGGCTGGTGCGTCCTACGGTCTGTCGGCTACGGCCGGCTCGGCTGCGGCACAGTCCACGAACCCGCTTCTGGGCTTTGCCATCGAGACGAGCGCCACGACCTCCGGCCGGATTCTTGTCCGCACCAGTGCTGGCTTCTGATTCTGGTCATCTCACGTCGCGACGTTGCGGGGCCGCAGGGGGGAAGGGACGCCCACCTGCGGCCCCTGCTCTTTTCATAGGGAGTATCGACAGTGCCTTTGCCAAACGAACCTAGCCCGATGGGTCAGTTCGATCAGCCTGACCGGCAGGCGATCATGGCCCAGTTGCACACGGCAGGGCTGCTGGACTTCCCCGAGTTGGAGGACTTCAAGGTGAAGCGGGAGGTCGGTGCCGGCTCGGTGCCTGCCCCGAAGGACGGCATGGCCCCGATGGTGACGAGTGTCCCGCAGGCGGACAGGTGACGCATGGACGAGCATGGCGACCGGGTGCGGAAACTGAAGTCGGCTGCGTGGACTCGCAAGGAGGGGAAAGACCCGGAGGGCGGGCTGAACGCTGCCGGCCGTGCGTCCTACAACCGCGAGACGGGCGGGAACCTCAAGCCGCCCGTGAAGGCGGACGACCCCAGCGAGTCAGAGCAGGCCCGCCGCAAATCGTTCTGCGCCAGAAGCGCCGGGCAGGCCAGGATGTTCCCGGAGGCCGCCAAAGACCCCGACAGTCGCTTGAGCAAAGCGAGGCGAGCATGGGATTGCTGACATGCACTCGCTGCCGCCAGGAGCGGCCTGAGACTGTGGAGTTCTTTCCGGTCAATCGCCGCAAGAAGAACGGCCTGGATAGTTGGTGCCGCAAGTGTCGCAGCGATTACCGCAAGGGTGTTCGCGTGCCTCGCGGGGTCAATGACGTTGCCCGTGCGCTAGAGGCCAAGAAGTTGCCGTCGTGCGTTATTTGCGGAGCGGACGGAGTGATGCTTGTAGTGGATCACGACCACACGTCCGGGCGAGTTCGTGGGGCGCTATGCACGAACTGCAATCTCGGTCTTGGGCACTTCAAGGACGATCCTGAGCGGCTTCGCCTTGCCGCCTTGTATTTGGAGGGGCGATGTCTGTGCGGCCAGTGTGACGTTTACTGGGGCGGGAAGCCGGTTGGTCCGCAGGGGGGCACGCTGAAATGAGCGACAAGACCTGCACCGACTGCGGCCAGTCTTTTCCACTTTCCAGAAACCACTATCGCGTCAAGAAGGACGGGTCGTGGGATGCCCGCTGCGTCATGTGCCGGGCGAAGGTGAATCGCGGGAAGAAGTTGAAGCAGAAGAAGCGGGACATGTCCGCCATCGAGGACGGAGCCCTCAAGGCGTTCACGGCCGCAGCGGGCAGGGGCGGCGAGAACATCCCGCACTCCAGCGAACTCCTGGAGCGGCTGATGGAGTATTTCGGCGGGTCCAACGGGTTCGCCGCCATGATGGTCAAGCAGTATTTCGACGCCCCTCCCGGCGGATCGCACCGCACCAAGTTGCTGGAGGGCATCGTCCGCCTTGTCACGAAGAACACCGAACTGGGCGGGGCCAAGAAGCCGCTGACCCAGTGGTCGGACGAGGAGTTGGAGTCCGAGTTGGATCAGCGTCTCAGCCGTATTGCCATGAGTATTGGTGGAGGGTTCCTCAATGTCGAAGTCGCGCCGCAAACCCCCTCAGATTTCGCCGCTGCCGTCCGTCAAGCGATTGGGGTCGTTCCAGCAGAGCGAACTCAAGGAGATGCAGGCGGAGTTGGCGAGCCGCCGGATCGAGGCGTTGCGGCTGTACCAGCCGACGCCGAAGCAGGAGGAGATCCACCAGTGCCGGGCCAGTGAAATCCTGGTGCTGGGCGGCAATCGCTCCGGCAAGTCGCTTTGCACGTTCGTGGAGGACGCCCGAGCCGTCTGCGGCAAAGACCCGCACGGGAAGTACCCCGAGAAGGACGGCATCCTCGCCATCGTCGGCAAGGACTGGAAGCACATCGGGCTCGTCGTCTACCCGATGCTGTTCATGGCGGGTGCGTTCAAGATCATCAAGGACGAGCAGACGGGTGAGTGGCGTGCCTACAACCCCGTGACGGATGCGGCCC